GATTTGACGATCAAAATTTCGAGAATGATTTCGAGGCTTGCGGATTAGTACAAGAAGGTTTCAAAGAAAAATACGAGAATGTATTTGACAATATTGAAATTGACGTTGTAAACAAAAACCCTGTAGTTACATTAGCTGAGGCATTATATGAAGGATTAACAGCAAGAGAATTAGCTTTTGTTGTTGCCAAAGATATAGCAGCACAGATAATGGATCAAGCAAGGGAGGAATTAACAAAAGAAGAAGAATAATTATGGCAAACAAAATTTTAGTAACAGGCTATAGTGGAACAGGTAAGACCTATTCCTTAGCAACACTTAATCCGAAAGAGACATTTATTATATGTCCTGACGAGAAAGCACCTCCATTTAGAGGTTGGAAGAAGAACTACCTTATGGCAGATGAGTCAGGTAAATTTAATCCTAACACTTGTAACTATTTAAAGACTACAAACTGGGAGAAGATTAGAGCTGCAATGGCTTTTGTAAGCAAGAACAGAACTGACATCAAAACAATTGTAATAGACACTATTACTTATGCTATGATTGGAGAGTTTATGGACAAAGCTAAAACAGTAGGTTTTGCTAAGTTTACAGAGATGGGTGACAATGTTTACAAGACATTGAAATCTATTGACAGCCTTAGAGAAGAGCTTAACGTAATAGTTATGGCTCACACAGAGGTTAAAAGTTTCAACGGTGTTGACCGTACTGTATTTGGTGTACCAGGTGGTAAACTAGTACAAGACGTAGTTAAGCCAGAAGGTATGTTTAGTATCATACTAGAAACTGTAGTAGAGAAGAAAGGTGAAGACATCAATTATGGTTTCATGACTCAAAACAATACTACTAACATGGCAAAAAGTCCTGCAGATATGTTTGGTTCACAAATTATACCAAATGATATGTCAGCAGTTCTTGAGTCTATTCGTAAATTCGAAGAAGGAGAATAAATAAATAAGGGAGGTGAGATTCCTCCCATTTTTTAACATTAATACACACACACACATGGAAACAACAATCATTTTTGGTTCTAAGAGATTAGGACAACAACTAGCAGCAGTATCTTCAGGAGATAAGTATTCTGACAGAGCTGTAGTAACAGTAGAAGGAGACAAAGGAGCTAGAAAGTCTCGTAGATTATTATTTAACACTAAGGCTGCACAGAAACTAGGTCTTGACAATGGAGAAATACAAGAATTAGTATTTGCATCTGTTGAAGGAACTAACCGTCAGGTATTAGTTGCTAACAAGAGCTTAGTACCTTCAGCTGACCAAGAGAACATTGTATCATACAAGACCTCTAAGAACAGAGTAGCTAACGGAGAAGAAACGAAAGAGAAAAGTAAAGCAATTACCTCATCTTTCTTCTGTAAAGAAGTATTTTCTTTCTTAGGTCTTGAAGAGTCTGAAGGTGCATCTGAATTTTACTTAAATACTTTCCCAGCCAATGATATTGAAGCTTATGCTTTAGTACCTGTAGGACAGGAGCCAGTAATTGAGACAAACTCAGGTTCACATACTATGTCTGACGTACAAGAATCTGTTACAACAGAAATTGCTAAGCAAGAAGCTGCAGATAACATCCTTGATGAGGAAGTAAAAGTAGAAGCTGAAGCAATTGAGGTTGTAGAAGAGGAAATTATCATGGTTGAAGTACAATCAGATTCAGATGATGAAGCCTCAGAGTGGGACTAATTATCTAAATAAGTAAAGGTAAAGGGAGTAGCCTTAAAATACTCCCAAATTTAATATTTATAGTAAATTATGAGTGCATTCGGAAAAGAACAAAGTGCAGGTGGATCAGTAAAAAAATTACATACTGGTGCTGCCAATTTTAAAGTAGTAGGAATTAACCCTACTAAAGAGGAGTTAGAGGCCATTTATGGTCGTGAACTAAATTTTGACCCTGAGTATACAGGAGAAACAACAGTAACTGACTCTGATGGAGAGAGAAATGCTCGTCAAATTAGACTAGATTTTTACCTAAGTAACGAAGAAAGTGGATTAACTGAGAAGGTTCAGTTTTATGTTGCAGATACGCATCACAAGTCTCAAAGTGGAAAATACAAAGTGATTAATTCATTTGGTAAAGACACTTGGTTGACTGAAGAGGCTATCAAGACTAAAACTCTTCCTGACAACATGCAATGGTACAACGCTGATGGCGTAAAAGTTGCTAAGCGTGGAGAAGTTGAATTGATTTCTTTCTTAGTAAATTTATTAAACCTACCTTGGGATACAAGTAAAGTAGCTGATGTTTCAGAATGCTATGCACGTATCGACAAAGAAGAGTGGGCTAAGATCTTTACAGGTGACGTTGCCTTGTTGAAAGGCCTAATTGATAGTACCAACAACAAGATTGGTATCTTATTAGGTGTTAAAACTAAAGGAGATGGTAAATTAGTGCAAACTGCATTTAACCGTCATACATTACGTCAGTATGTAATAGGTGGTACTAGAGCTGATAAGTTCAAATACATCCTTAAGGATCTAAAATCTGCACAAGATGCAGGTGCATTTGGTAACGTAGACTTTGGTCCTTTAGACCTAGCTATTCGTGAGCACCAAATCGTGCCTACAGCTATTTCAGCAGACAATACTAATCAGTTTGATGCTTTTGCTAAGGCAGAACCAGCAGCTGATGCAGTAACTATGTCTGATGATGACTGGCTATAATATATAGCTTAATTAATTAAATAGACCCTCACAGCAATGTGGGGGTTTTTTAACCTTTAAATACAAACAACATGAGTTTTGGTAAAAGTAAAGATTACAAAGATCTGCCTACATCGGATGCGATATTATCGTGTGTGCATGAGATAGATATATTTGCTTATTACTTGGGTGGTGTTATACCAACTAAGCCTATAAGTAGCCCTCTTCGTGAGGACACATCACCATCATTCAGTCTGTTTCATAGTAGGGAACATAATTGTGTGTTATACAAAGATTTTGCAACAGGAGACGCAGGTAACTGCTTCGTATTTGTTATGAGACTTTTTAATTTGAAGAGTAAAGTAGAAGCAATCAATAAGGTTGCAGCTGACTTTAGTCTTACACAGTTTGAAATCCCTAATTCTGTTCATTCCCGTCCAGTAAATCTGACGTACACTAAAACTAAAAATAAGACCTTAGCTAAAAGCAGGCTTAAGATAAGTGTTACGACAAGAAACTGGTCTGTTAAGGACAAAGAATATTGGAATGGAAAGTATGGAGTGACTAAAGAGCAATTGGAGTATTGCAACATATACCCTATATCGCATTTCTTTATAAACGGATACTGTACTAAAACTAATGACCATGCTTATGCATTTGTAGAACAAAAAGATAATATTCAGACATTTAAGATCTATCGTCCTTATGACGTAGAGAACAAATGGATAAATAATAACGATTATTCTACCTGGGAATTGTGGACACAGTTACCCGTAAGCGGAGACACATTGATAATAACAAGTAGCCGTAAGGACGCTTTAGTAATCAAGACTTTATTTCCAACTAACGTTATAACATCATGCTCATTACAGAGCGAGGGAGTTAATCCCAAAGAGAGTGTAGTTAACGATATTAGAAGTAGATTCAAAAATGTTTATGTCATGTATGACAACGACTTCGATAGTAATAAAAATAGAGGAAGGATAGCTGGTGCCAAACTAGCTTCCCAGACAGGTTTTACACAAATAGAGATTCCAGACGAAGCTCAAGTGAAAGATCCATCTGACTATATAGAAAAATTTGGCAAAGAAAAATTAAAACAATTAATACAAACATTAACAATTAAATAACAATCACCATGATTACAAGAAAAATTAATACAAATTTGATGAAAAAACTAGAAACATTCAAAGTAATGGCTCTAGGCGAGGCGATTCAAACGCCAATATTATTAATAGGACCTCCAGGTGTTGCCAAGACTGCTGCTGTAATTGATTTTGCAAAAGCATCTCTAGGTAAACTTAAAGGTGAAGACTTGTTTCTTTTAGAAACAGACGAAGGTACAAAAAGTAATGCAATTAAAGGTAATGTAGACCTTGAGGCATTGACTACCGAGAATAAGTACAAGGTT